CGGCACAAAGGTCGAAACAGCCCTTTGCTTTGACTCGTCAAAGTAAACCTTCTTGAACGTAGATCCGGACATAGGGAGATAAAACAACAACTGATCCATCTCAGGATCGTATTCCTCCATCACTTCCGTAATTTGGTAATTCAAGTAATCCTTAACGCGATTAGCCTGCGCCTCAACCTCAGCGTCCTGCTTACCCAAAATCTGCGTCTGAACAGGGCCACCCGCCGGCAGCAACTCTTTGTATGCTTGCGATTGAAACTGAGTTACCGACTCCACAATCAAAGGATGAGTAACGCCCGATGCACCCTCAAAGGGTTGGGTGCGATCCTCTTGCTTAATACCTAGCTGGTCTAAACCCCTGGTATATGTCTCTTCCCAATCTGATCGAGATTCCAAATCATCCTCGTAAGAAGCACGAAGTTCACTTGATAACTCGCCCAAGTACCCATCATCCAAATATTCCGCTAAGTTAGCTTCATGTGGAATGTCCTCGGGTATCTCGTCCCCCATAGCATCTTCCAGAAGCTCCTCAATGGTAACACTGCCATCCTCGTTAGGAATAATCTCCGCACCCATGGCAAAATCCATCGGCTCCGGAACATCAACTTCCGTTTGCTCCCCAGTTACATCAAGGGGCATCAAAGATGGATCAACAAGAGATCCCATGGGTCGAGGTGGCAGGGCCATCAGTAATACTCCCGATTACGCGGTCTATATTCATCCTCATAAGTGTCATCTCCCTCTAAGGAAACAAACCCACCCTTACGAAAACGCATTAATGCTAAGGTCATACTATCACAAAAGTCATCGTTGTCACCATTGGGAAATGAAACAACCTCCTCAATGACCTCTTCACTGAATTTCTTGGTAGTCGGAGCCCAAACCTTACCAGCCTCAAACAACGGAGCAATCATATGCATACGAGTGGTCTTGTCCTGACCCTTACCGGGCGAAAAACCCAAAGCAGGAATGCCATGCAACCGTAATTCATCAATCAAAGGTTGTCCCGAGGCTTTCGCTTCAACCAGAACCATGTCTGGCTCCCAATATTCGTGTTCCTCAAACGCAACTTCCTTTAACTCTGGGAAATTCCAGCGATCACGCCGCGCATCCATCAGAATTATGTTGTCTCCGGTCCCATCCTCGGGGTCAAAAATCCCCCAAGTCGTAATTGCGCTGTAATCCGCAGTCTCCTTCTTGGAAAACGCCGTATCATACGCCTGAATTATGTACTTGATAGTAGGAATCTTCTTTTTGTCCCACTCGCGCCACCATTCGCGCTTAATTATGGCCGATTCGGACGCAGTCGGGTTCTGTTGCCACTGAGCGTTCCACTTTTGAATGGGCAAAGACGCCTTAATCGAAAGCAAAGCGTCCTTATCCCAGAACTGAGGCCATAATGGATTGTCACTGGGTAGTATTGCAGGAAATTCTACAACCTCCCATTGATCTGCCAGTATATCCTTGCCCTGTTCCGCCAACAAACGGCCCGTCAAATCCTTTTTACCCCAGCGGGTCATAACAACAATGATAGTTCCGCCCGGTTGCAAACGCTGACGAGGACCAGAAGTGTACCACTCATACGCATGATCAAACGCAGTCTCGCTTAATGCGTCCTGTTCCGAATGAGGGTCATCAATGACAAGCAAGTCCGCGCCGCGGCCAGTAATCGCAGCCCCAACACCCGCCGCAAAGTACTCCGCGCCCTTGTCAGTGCCCCACTTACCCGCGCCCTTGTTGTCTTCCTTGAGGTTAGTTTCAGGAAATATCTCTTTATAGGCTGGGTCATCAATCAAATCCCTTACTTTACGGCCAAACCGAACGGCCAACTCCGTGTTGTGCGTAGCCTGAATAATCTTGAGCTTCGGGTTTCTACCCAAAAACCAAGCAGGCATTAAGTAGCTGGCAAACTCAGACTTGGAATGACGAGGCGGCATGTTAATAATCAAACGCTTTAACTCGCCCCGAGCCACACGCTCCAGCTTCTCCGCAATAATCCGGTGATGACGGCCCTCGATGAAGTTCTCATACACATGATGAGCAAACGGCATGAAGTAATTCTCCGCCTGTTCGCGTATGTCTAACTTCCGTTTGGCCTCAGTTAGCGCCAAAATCTCTTTCAGCGCGTCCTCTGGTAATGCTTGTAAATTCACTGTGTGCTTGCTCTACGCCCAGGAACGTATGGTGTGTAATTACTCTCAATCATCTCCGGCACATAGTACGGACTGATCTTCGGACGCTCCGTTACCGGTATGTCGATCACAACACCATCCTCCTCCTCTGCCTCTTCAGCAGGAGCCGCAGGACCGCCGGCAGAACCCTCTTCAATCTTGAGACAAATGTATCGACCCGTGGCAGGATCCAAAACACGGCGATAACCGGGAGGACAACCGCCATCTTCGCCATCGACAGTCTGCATCGGAGGTACAACGTCAGGCCGTCCATCACCGCCGGGACCACCACCTTCCCTCTCTTCGGGAGGAAGAACATCGTCCGTGGGTAACTCAGGAAAGTATGGTGTTCCGTCCGTTGGAGAAAGCACCTCAGAGTCTATGAATGTTGGTGTCCTAACGACAGGTTTTTTAGCAGCATCTAACGAACCAATGCCCCCTAGCTGGCCCTGCTGACGCCGCGTTTGGTCTATAATCGTGCCTTCTATCGTGTCTACAACAGGAGCCTTGGCCTCAGTTAAATCCGTGGTTTGCACCGGATCAATAACTTCACCCTCATATAAAAACGGATCCATGTCCGCACGGCCCATAGGGCTAGGAACTTGATTTAAATCAAACGCAACACCCTCAATGGTTTCGCTAGTAGGTGGAACCTCACCACGACCTCCTACGAAAGGACCAAGATCATCTAATATCTCACCCTCAAGCGGCGCTACTTTAGGGGGAACAGTGGCTAAAGAACCAATGCCATCTAACTGGCTTTGTTGCCGCCTACGTTGGTTTTCCAACTGACGAGCAATCTGTTGAGCAGGAGTGTCAGTGCCAGGACGCGGTATGTCAGTTAAAAAGTTTCGATCTGGTATCTGACCTTCTTGCCGTCTACGTTGGTTTTCCAACTGACGGGCAATCTGTTGGGCAGGAGTGTCAGTGCCAGGGCGCGGAATATTCGTATCAAAGTTCCGAGCCGGTATCTGACCTTCTTGCCGCCTACGCTGGCTTTCCAACTGACGGGCAACCCGCTCCTCCACAGTCTCAGTTAAAGGAATATTCGTATCAAAGTTCCGCATTATTTCAGCCATCTCCGCGTCTTCGCTTAAACCAGCGTCAAGACCTGCCTCAGAAGAACCGGCAACCTGATCCGCAACAGCCGCTGCATCAACCGGTGGAACAATGCCAGAGGTGGAAACAGCCTCGGGCGCCGTAACCTCCGCCGCTGATGAAGGGATCGTGGGCTGAACAGAACCATCCGCCGCTGGTGGATTGGTTTCAGGATTAAAGAAGTTTCCAAGACCAGTACGCATTGCATTGTTTAATGCGTCTGTTTTAGCTTTAGTATCAATATATTCCCTGTAAAGTTTTGTAGCTTCCCGAGCCTCATTAACCTGTTCAACCGCCGACTTGTCAGGACCGCCCTGATCCAAAGCATTAAGGGCCGCTTGCGCTCTGTTCTGAGGAGCCTGTGCAGCCTCTTCCGCAAGTCTACGAGCCCGAAGAGCCATGTCTAACTGATTAGCACGTTGCATATCAGCCCTCTGAGATGTGGTGTAAATCTGATCAGCAAGAGGAGAAAAACGACTTAACCCAGTGGTTTCAAAATTCGTAGGAACCCCGCCAGTAAACATCTTGCCACTTAAATCCAAATTATCCAAAGCAAGACCGTCATCCAAAGCCGCCGCTTCCGTTTCAGCGCGTTTAAAGATATCAGCAAGTTGGGCGTTCTCATCAATCAAACGAGTGGTATCATCAACACGCGCTGCACCAATAGACTGACGATTGGAACCATCGTCTATATCCAAACCCGGTAATGTACCTTGAGCCGCCGCTTCAACAGGGGCCGTTTCCAAACCGTCAGCCGTTGCCGCGTCACGCGCCGCTTTCGCGGCCAACTGATCCGCTAATGCATTGGGATTAGGAATAGTCCCGCTTTGCAATAACTCCGAAGCCAACCTCTCCCGTGCCGCAGCATCAGCGCCCTCCATGTCAATTGGATCTGTGCCAATATCATCAGGAGTAATCGCCGCCGCTTGCGCCGCTTTCTGAGAAGGATCAAAGCCCCGCTGGTTCTGTAAATTAGCAAATTCCGCTGGGGAACGCACCGATGGTACTTGCCCTGTCGGAGAAGAAAGAGCCAAAACTTCGGGAGCAATAGCTGGACTCGGAACGACAGGAGGAGGAGTAGCCAAACTAGAAACTGCGTTTTGACCCGGAATACCTTCAAGCTGAACAACTGGTTCAGGGGCAGGAGTTATAATAGGCTTGCCACTAATAACATCCGCCGCCGCCGCTTGAGGAGGAGCAATCTGAGCTACAGGAACAGTGGTTTCAGGAGCAGCAATCGCTGTATATGGAGAAGTGCCAACTGCATCAATGTCCGCGGCCGCTTGCCCCGGATCTCGCGTAAACGCAGAAGGTATTGCAGGTATCGCCGCTTGAGTTCCTAAAATACCCGCAACACTAGCAGTCATTAAGTTTTCTTTTGCCGTAGGAGTGGGTTTTACTTGTTCCCCGCCAACTTGAGACAAAAGCGCCGCCGCATTATCCTCGGCAACCTCCTGTATAATCTCCTCTCCCGCTCCTAATGCCGCGGCTCTTGTAAGAGTAGGAACTGCCGACTGAGTAATTAACTGCTGACCAATCTTTGACTTGGCTTGGTTAATAAGAAAGCTAGTAGCCGCATTACCCGCGCCACCAATAACAGTGACGGCAGGAACAATCTGACGGTTTAGTTGAGCCTTAATCGAGCTTACAGCCGCTTCTGGGGTTTTTCCTGCTTTAATCTCCGCTTGGTATTGAGGGTTGTTCTGCAAGGAACCGTCAGAAACCATACCGTCAATAATATCGCTGACTTGGTTTTCCGCAGAGCCAGCCGCCATTGAACCACCAGCAACCATCGCCGCAACAGGATTTACAACAGCCGTTGCTAAAGTGGCTAACGCAGGAGCGCCAGCATACGCAACTTTAGCAAGCACACTGTCTACACCCATTTCACCACTAGCCAAACTTTCACGCCACTTTGGATTAACCCGAGCTAATGCCGCCTCCGCTCTCTCCCGAGCCGCACCAGCATATGGATCCAAAGACTTAGAAAACTCGCTGCGACCAGGAGTGGGTATAGTAACCTCCGCCCTTACGGGATCACCAAACTCGTCAAACGAATTAATCTTGGTCTTAAACGTTCTAGACCCATCCTCATTAGCCTTGGAATAACGATCCCAATCCTGCCAACTTGCCAAACCCTCTTCAACCAAATCTGAAAAAGCCTGTAACGCGCCAATACCCATACGAGGTATGTTGTACGCACCCGCCTCAAACAACGTTGTGCTGCCCTTTTTATCAAGACCAGCGGCTTTCTCCCCTTCAGTAGCTACGCGGCCAACAGGGTTCATAAACGATAAAACACCCTCGGGCGCGTTTTGAGTAGGAGGGGTATACGAAGCACGATCCCCAAGAGCCTCAACAACGTTGCCGCGACCACCCCCCGAAGGGGAAATAGGCAAACTCGCAACACCGCCACCAGAGGTAGTCTCTAACTGTGTCTTATCACCCAAAACATAGTCGTTTAAAAACTTCCCAAAACCAGTGTCACCAAACGCCGCTGTCTCATAAGTCTCATCGTCAATAAAACTATCCTGACCACCGTCAGGAAAACTATCCAACAAACGCTGCTCCTGCAAATACTCACTAGCACTAGGAGCCCGACGATAAACATCATCATCACTTACCCCGCCGCCACCGCTAACCTCCGCACCACGACCACCTAACTGAGGCGGTAAAGAAGGAACACGGTCACCAGCATATGGATCACCAGCGTAACTAGGACGGCTCGGCGCACTAGGCTGAACATCCAACATGTCAGGACGCCGTTGATCAGGAAGAGGTACATCACGGCTCATGTCTACAGGATTGCCAAAACTACCAAAAGATGTGCCCATAGAAGGAGTTACCCGAGGACGATCCGCTAACATAGGATCACCACCACCAGGGAAAGAACTAGGACTATAAGTGCTAGGACGAGGGCCAACCTGATAAGGGCTCATAAACATATTAGGATCACCGGTCATGCCAGGATCACCAGTGTACAATGTATCGTAATCAAGAGGAGCAGTGGTAGGCTTCGGCAAATCAGCAGGGCGTAACTTAGGACGTACAATCTTCTTAGGTACAACAGGGGCTGGCTTGCCACCACCGCCGCCAGAACGTACCGATGCACGGTCATCAGCATTCTCAGCCATGATCTGGTTTACAACATTAGATCTAGACCACCGTGAACCAGCAACCGTAGCACTGCCATCGCGAGACTTAACAGTCCCCTGCTTGGTAACACTGTATCCAGCAGCCTCTAAAGCACGGCGCTGCGAATTGTTAATAGTCTTGAAATTAGAAGCAGG